AGATCCAACTGCAACTGGTGGGGTTGTACCCACCGTGTCGGCCTACATGGTAATCGACCGCCCCAATCAATCGGGGGGATTCATTACCGCAGCGCACATTCAGACGCTTGTCGGGGCAGTGGCGGACGTTGTCGTCCCAACTGCTAGTCTCGATAAGCTGCTGAACATGGAGGCTTAATACCTTCCTCTTCTGGTCCATTTCCCGACGCTTTATTGCTAAGGAAACGAAGCCAGTTGGTGTTATTTGGTGAGTCTGGATGACAAGGGTCGTCACGTGTGAAGCAAAGTAGCTAGGAGACCTACCCATATGGGAAGTCAGAATAGCCTGGGTCTAGAATTCTATCTAGGCCTTTTCAATGCTAGCCTACGTGATGTGGCTAGTGCATCTGCATATCCGAACATCGAGTTCGAGCGCGATATTGTAGTGATACAAAATCGCACTCGCCATGAAGGTTTAGAGTTCTTAACAAGAACCCTTCCTTCCTTAGCTAAGGCAATTGACATTGCCCTTGCTACAGGTACTCCGCTACAGAGTGTTTCCTTCAAGCTGAAGGGACACACGAAGATCCCCCATTTTATGGGGTGGCTTCTAGCGCGAGTATTCGATGAATACGGCTGTGAACGCAGTGATGCGTGCACAGATTCACTACGTTGGTTGCGTCAAGTCTTGTACACACTGTACAAGCTTGAAGTGCCGACTACCAAGGAACAAGATAATGACGTCATTAACTCGTTTGTACGCACTGACGCTGAACTATCAGTTCTCCAAATACCTGGAGGATCCTCGCAAGAAGATCCAATTCCAGGACGGAATGGACTGTTTCAGCGACGAGGCCCACGTCCTCCGAAGGCAGATTTCTGCCCTTACGGAGGAGAAAGACCAGGAGCTGTTGAGCCCCTCGGTCCTCTGGACCCTCGTGCCTTGGGACGCATCCGCCAAATCGCTAGCCTCCTTATCAAAGAGGTGGTCGGCGTGGTGGATCCCAGGGACCCAGCAACTTGTCTACCAAGACATGGAGCTGGAAGCGTCGCTAACGGCGATAGACCTCACGAAAAGCCTGTCTTTAAGACCTACTATCGTGAGTTGTGCAAAGAATTTCCTTTCGAGGAGTTCTTCGTATACAACCTATCCGCCGTGTGTGACGATCTTAGTCGCGTACTTCCGCTGCCTGAGCTCGATACCGGAACCGCAAAAGTGGTTCTCGTTCCGAAGGACAGCAGAGGACCTCGGTTGATATCGTGCGAACCCCCAGAGTACCAATGGATACAGCAAGGTCTAAGGAAATCGCTTGAAAAAGCAATCTCCGATAGCTGGCTGACGCGTGGAAAGGTCAATTTTAAAGACCAAACCATTAATCGCCACTTTGCCATGCTGGGTTCTAAAGGTGAACCCTGGGTTACGCTCGATATGAAGGACGCGAGTGATAGGGTAAGTTTGAGCCTAGTGAAGGCCCTCTTTCCCGAACCGTGGCTTAGCTGCTTGTCAGCAGCGCGTACCACGCACACTCGTCTCCCGTCGGGAGAAGTGCTCAAATTGAACAAGTTTGCTCCTATGGGTTCAGCATTATGCTTCCCAGTGGAGTCGCTTATATTTTGGGCACTCTCTATTGCAACCATAATTCATACACGCCAGATATCTGCTTCTCAGGCAATATCGCGGCTTTATGTGTATGGCGATGACTTGATCGTTCGTCTCCAAGACCAAGAGACCATACGACTATCACTACCCAACTTTGGACTTAAGTTCAACGAAGGGAAGTGCTGCACGGCAGGCTCCTTTAGGGAGTCATGCGGATGCGACGCCTACAAAGGCGTTGATGTCACCCCTCTTCGTGTGAAGAGCGTGTGGAATCATCGTGATGGTATGTCCATTGTCTCTTACGTCGCACTTCACAATGCGGCGGTGGACAAAGGACTGTTCAACCTAGCTGATTATGTTTCGGGAGCAATTTCGAAGCATATACATATTCCCTACTCTGAGAGTCGGGATGTTGGATATGTCTGCTACGTTGACATCCGTAAAAGCGCCTTACAAGTTAAGGATTCTAGGAAGTACCTAAAGCGGCGTTACAACCGCGTTCAGCCTAACGGCGAACGGTACCAAACCTGGGAACTCTATACTTGGAAGGTCAGCACTCCTACTTACGTAGCGAGTGTACCGGGCTGGGCGGAGATGCTGAGAATGGCATCTTATAATACTACGTCACTCGAACACGACGTAGCTGCTCTGGCTCCTGCAGGTATATGCGGCTCTCTTGACAGAGAGGCACAACATATAAAACTCGGAAGATGCTACCTTATTAGGTGTGGTCTTCGCGAGCCTGTAGTTACGGCATACCAGTATGCCT